TTTTAGCATCTGCAAAATCTGGAATTAATCGCTTAAGTTCTTCCTGCTGGTATTGCAAGTTGGCCTGGTTAGTTTCAGCCTGGGCTTCTTGCATTGCTTTATGGTTGTGCGCTAATTGGTTTTGATCGGCTTGATATAATCCCATGTCCTCTTTGTACCTAAGGTCTGCGTCCAGGTAACCCAGTGGGTCATCAGTAAACAAAGCTCTAGTAGGGGCAATGGGTTTAGGAACCAATCCATTTTGACTGACCTGCTGTGAGTATTGATCAAGCTGCGCTCGTTGCTGGTTTAAGCGGTTATAAGCTTCTTCCGTTTTCTTGAGCATCTCTGAGTTATGTCTAAACTGTTTTTGAATTTTGGCATTGCCTGAATAGTCACGCGTTAGATCATCTAGGGTTACTTGAAAATTCTCACCATCAACTTTAACGGGATACATTTCAAGGCCACTTTGATCGGCTTCCTTTTCGTCCGATGCTTCATATTCATCACCTTCGTATTCATCTTCATCGTCATCTGCATCATCTGCATCATCATCTGAATCTTCAACTTCGGCTTCTTCAACCTCGTCATCTTCTACTTCTTCCGTTTCGGTATCGGTAGTTTCAACTTCGGCTGTTTCTGACTCTTGAGCCAGTAACGCTTCAACTGCATTGTCCATGCTGATTTCGGTAGTCGCTTCCACGGTGCTTCCTTTTATTTGATGCGTTTATCTCGAAAATCTTGATCCGTTACTACACGGGTCAAAACATTCTCAATTTCATTTAAAGCCCTCAATATTGAGTGGGCCTCTTCTCTTACTTCAATGTCATCCTTACCAGAATGTAAGAACTTGTTACACTGAGATGTTCGTATACTAACAAAAATAGCCAAAAAAGTCTCGTCTGCCAATAACTTCTGGGCTTGGTTCTTTAAAATCATTGCACATTACCTAGCCTGGGAGCCGCTTGCAGAGCCCTTACACGCTCAACATCAACCGCTGTTCCGTATTGTCCCAGTATTTTTGCGGCCTCCACTAACAAATCTTGGTTCATTTTGTCACGATTTAGGTCATCACTAGACTGCAACTCTCGGTATTTAAGTTGTAAATCAGCCAGTTCTTTGCCCTGTGCACTTTGCATTTGAGCCGCTTTAACTTGCATATCAGCTTGCAGTTTAATCTGATCACCCTGCATTTTTCCTTGCATTCGCATCTGATCGCCCTGCATCTTCGCCTGGGCCTTGATCTGTTCAGAGGTGACCATTGCCTCTGCCACTGGATCGCCTTGTTGACCAACTTGTGCGGCCTGCTCTGCGGCTTGCTCTGCCATCTGAGCCATTAACTGAGCTTCACTTTCTGGGCTCATAGGCGCGTAATAACGATCAGCATTTTTTATACCACTTAAAGACAAAGTATCTGCCAGGGTATTTCGCATCATTGTCATAGTGACCAGGCCATTAGTTGGACCATAGGTTTGCCAAATTTGCTGCTGCGTCTGAAATGTTTGCATTAAAGCTGCGGCCTTAACATCTTCCTGGCCTGTGCCTAATCCGACATTAATCTGCATATCCATTGAACTATTCCACACCTGTGGGTCAACGCTGATAAACTCACCATTGAGTCGCATTATTTGCTCGTCTGGGCTGTTTTTAATAGAAACGTGTAGCATGAGCTGGAATAAACGCTTCATGCCCTCAGCGAGATTGCGCGCCATGACTTCCACATGGCCTGCTGAGGCCTGCTGAGTTATAGCGGCTGCAGTGGCTGTGGTGTTCTGCAAAGCGTCTGCGTTGAGCCCCATAGACATCTTAGAGATGCCTGTTTTCTCCTCCACAAGCATGTCTAGGTATTGAAGTGCTGGTAGGGTGGACCCTGCCACAAATGGCACTACAAGGGGGTTTACTGAGCCTATTTGTTCACTGCGGATCACTGCCCCGATCTCGTTATTTAGCACATCAGTCATTTCCACTAAATCCTCGTTAACTTCAAGGCGTGGAGTGTTAACCAGGGCAACGTTGTCTAATATGCCACGCAATACGCTAGTGGTCGTATCTTGGTCATTCATGACCAGTTCAGCCAGACTTCTGCCATAGAATGCATGGGGCTCTGGGTCCACATGGAAATCAGCAAATGGGGCTTTGTCCCAGGGTTCTTGCTCTAAGATTTCATAGTTAGTGCCACCGCACAAAAACTTGTGCAGAGTAGGTACGCCATCACCTTCAATGTCGATTTTTAAATACGCCTCAGTGACCACGATGACGCGCATTGATGGATCATTGACCGCTTGGTCTGAGGAGTCTAAATCTTCACCAAAGCGTAATAATTTTTCTTCTCCTTGATTGTTTGCGTCATCGTCTTCGCCAACCAGGTTATCAATCACATCTTGATCAAATCCCATTCCAATTAGATCGCCAGCGCGTTTCTCAGACTTATGACAAACAATATAAGCATCATCAATCGATTTAGCCGACCCATCGATGAAAAACTCTTCCGGAGGGATACCTTCAATGACCATTTCGCCCTCTTCATATTTGTGCGAAATTAACATGGAGTGGACGTTGCGAGACACCTCCATCCCCATCTCATCCATTTCCATTGTTAACTCTTGCGAGTGTTCAATGATCTCAACCTCATCATCTGACACCAGCATTTCAACTTCTTCATCTGATAAGTTTTCATAACTATGAGACTCAGCAACTGTGGCGTTATTCCACCACACTTTTACAATGCCCACTTTTTTAATAAGCGAGTCATGGATGGCGTTGCTTAATACGTTGTAACCGCCTACTTTATCAAACACCCAGTGCGTATAGGCCGTGGCTTGCTCGGCATTAGCCACATCTTCAACACTTTTAGGAATAAACTCAACAAACTTATCATTGTTCAAAAACACGCGCATTAGTCCAGGCTTTGCGCCACGCACAACATCTCTGACTTTAGTCGAGACAACTTTTGATCGTCCCTCTTCATGACTTAGGTCTACAGCCCCGTCAAAATACTTCTGAGCGCGTTCTCGTTCTTCTCGGATGCCAGAATCAACGTAATCAATGGCGGCTTCTATGGCGGCTTTAACTGCGCCCTGGATCTCGTCTTCCTTCATTTGTGTCATTAGTTCATGGCTCCTGTGAATCTAGCAGTGTTTTCTACACCTTGAATTATGGGGTTCTCTTCACCCTGTGTTGTCATCGCACCAGAAATAGCAGGCAATGGACCAACCTGTGGGCTAGACATCGATCCTTTAAGAGCAGGGACCAGGCGCATATCACCCCACATATTCCTTAAAGCTTTTAAGCCAATTACTCTGCCAGCCATCTGAGCGGCATTTGTAGAACCTAAAGAAGTAATTAATCTTCCAAAAATTCCAAATGACGCTGCTGCTGTATTTGATGTGTTTTTTGTTGTTCCTGCAATTAATGCTGATGTGCTTGCCAAATTGTCAATCATTCCAATTTCTTGCTTAGAAAATAATAATTTTGTTAATGTATTATTGTTCTTTTTCATGTTGCGCCATGCTTTATTAAATTGAAGGCTTGCTTGTTTTTCTACCATTGCACTGGGCTGTAATGTTTCTGCAAGTAGGATAAATGCTTCTTGTCTAATTGCATCCCATTGCTGCAATGGTAGTTGTTTTTTGAGTGCTAAAAGGTCACGGGTAAGGTTTTTCTTATCTGTGGTTTTTGCTATTCCTTTTCCAAGAATGTGATTAGCCGCTTCTTTAGGGTCAACAATTAAGGATAGTTCACCATCGCGCATTTCTCTCGCTGTCAGTGTTTTTAATATACCTTTGCTGTTCCATACATTCTGGAAGTCTTTAAATTTACCTATGGCCTCTAATCCCTTAGCTACACTGGCTGGATTACCATATAAAAGGTTACGATCCATCTGCTGCATAAGAACATCATCCAGACCATTTTTTAAAGCCGTTGAAGCACCCCTTTCAGCACCGCCAGCCGCTTGTTGCTTAACTATAGCCCGTCTTAAATCGAATAGGCTTTGTATACTAGCCCCATTAGCAAGTTGATCCATTGCCTCATCTAATAGTCTAAATGTGGCAGGCGCACCACCCTCCCCACCTCTAAAATCTCTGAGTGAATTAATTAACACTTGATTAAACTCAGGTGCATATTCTGGGTTAGTAAATGCTGTTGCTGATTCTGAGCTTTTATATGCGCCTACATAATCTTCTTTTGCCTCCTGTCTTTGCGCTGACAGAGTCTCTTGTGCCGACTCCATGCCTTCACCTTTTACGGTAATAGCAGCATCTGGCTCACCCATCATCGCTTGTATTGCTGGTATATTTTGGGCAAGATCTTCTTGTGCCTGTTGGTTAAAAGCTTGCATTTCACTGCCAACCTTTTCTCCGTATGCTCCCTGTTCTGCCGTATTTTCAAATAATTGCTGAGAATTTGATCCAGTAACTTGACCAGAAGTTAATTTAACTGGAACGGGCAAAGATTCTGCTGCCACTGTCCGTATTGATTCTTTAGGGTCTAAACCCCTGCGTACCATCTTATCAACAGAAGCCCTTACGCTAGTCATAACCGCTGCTGGGTCAAAACCTAACTCTTTAAGTGCCTCTACAATTTCTCCGTTTCTCAAATCAAACAGGCGTGGGTTTTTAAATAAAACTGGGGCTAGTCTTGCAGTAATTCCTGCAACATCAAATACACCTTTACCAAGGACTCCACCAATCATTCCGGCTGGAATTTCTGCTAAATTAAAGTCTTGATCTGCCGCCTCTGAACTAACTCCCTCCATTAAAGCACCTTCAGTAGCACCTAATGTCATTGCGCCTTTAAAGCCTGCTGTGGGCGCACCAAGTGACTTTACAAATCCAGCCACAGGGCCACCAGTAGCGATGTACTGACCAGCCTGCAATGCTGTAGGCGCATCAAGCCCTTTAGGGTTAGGGTAGAACGACTTATAAGAAGTAATTTGCCCAGCCTCATCGCGCATAGGCATACCAGCAACTAAATTACCAAACTGGTCCACATCAAATAAAGTCTCAGGCTCAACTTGAAGAATACTTTCTCTTAGTCGACTATCATCAAATGAAGATATAATTGCAGTGTGCATCAGGTTTGCTTTAGGGGTTTCAGTAAGATTATCAAGTGAAAGGGATAATTCACCAAGACCAAGGTCTGCTGTACCAAAACCCTGATTATAAATTGGTATCGATGGATCAACGTCTTTACCGCCCATCCATGCCTTAACATCACCAAAAAAGCTACGCTCGTCAGTCTCACCATTTGCAACATTATTTGCTGCACTTTGCTGTACTGGCTGGATTTTAGCTTTCAGTAACGCTATTTCAGCATCAATGGCATCCATTTCATCTTGCTGGGCTTGAGTAAGTGCTGCCATTATTTTGGCCCTGTTACTGGAGGCTGAGTTAAATTCATAAGCTGAGACTTTCTTTGCATTAGCGTCTGCATTTGACTTTGAATAGCTGCGTTTCCTGCGGCTATATTGTTAGTCCCACCACCGCTAGATGAGGCATTAGATGAGCCACTGGTCCCATACAATAAAGCAGCTAAAGGCTTAGATATTATTGACTGACTGTTTAATTTTTGTAATGCTTTTCGTCCTTCTATCACTGTCATTTCTGAATTTTGCATTTGATCAACAATTTTTCCACGCTGAACGTCTATATTAAGTTTGGCCATAAATGCAGCATGAATTAGATCGTTAGCTAGTGGCGAACTTCGTAGTGAACCTAAACTGTCAGCCATTTTTTGAACTTCAATATCAGAAGTCGAACCAGAACCAGCAACACGCATACTCGGAGCCAATCGTGCAATAATACCTTGGGCAGCATCTGCTGCGTCATCAAAACCTTTAAATTTTTCAGCAAAGAATCCTGTCAATGGGCCAGTAGGTGCTAGTTTTAATAGCTGACCAAGCATATCTATATCTACCATAAGAGATGCTGATTTATCAGCTTGAGCCGAATAGGAAGCATACGTTTTACCTTGAGCAGTCGCTAATGACTCAAATAACTTCTCATTATCAGGAGTAGCTTCATCACCAGTATTAATTTTAATAGTAGTGCCATCTTTGCCTATTGTATAAGTCCTTCCAAGACTATCTGTTTGATATGAACCAACAGGTAAGCCTGCCGCCACACGATCAACCTCACTCATCATCGAAAACGTATTTTTAGGCGTTTTTCCGGCAATAGTATCGTGCATAGCCATTGCCTGTTTAGCAGTTACTTGACCTTTTGATAGCGCATTGCCAACTTTTTCATATTCACCTCCCATACCAATTAAATACTCGGCAGTTTTATTAGACTGAATAGTAGCAAGCTTTAGATCTTGGGCTTTTTCACGACCAACAGCTAACATTTTCTGCTGATCACTAATACCAGCCATAATGCTGTTAGTATTGGGGTTGCCGCTCATGCTGGCAAATCCTGAAGCTAAATTAAGTGCCAGGTTTTTCTTGTCATAAAGATCCATGTTTGAAAATTTATTGCCAATATTGTCAAGTAAACTCATAAAATTAACCCCCGAAATTTGTGCCAGAAGCCGCTTTAGCACCAAGCGTTAAATAATCAAATAAGCCTGGGCTATACCCCGAAGTTTGAGTGCCAACATTAGGTGCGCCACCGACTGCTTGAAGGAGATACTGCAGGCTCTGCGCTGGTGCGCCAGTGAATCCCTGGTACTGTCCTTTGGCTTCGTTAATTAGCTGTTGGTTTAATGCCTGCTGCGCTAAACCTTGCTGGTCCATTCGATCTTGGATCTGTTTTCCCATGCCAAACCCTAAGTTAGCCATAGAGCCCAATTGGTTGGCTGCGCTTAAACGCTGTGTAGAGCCTGCTAGACCAGCCTGCTGATTAGTCATGCTTGCTTGTCGAGCCATGTTCTGCGCGTTCTGGTATCCCGTTTGACGAAGACCTGACGCCATTCTAGCGGCTTGCTCTGCATAGCCTCGGTTAGTTTCAGCCTCTGCAATGCCTTGTCGTGAACCGCCATAAGCGTTAGCTGCACTTGCCTGGGCTCCACCTACGTTCTGAGCCATTAGCCGACTGCGATCTAAATCAGCAAGAGATTGGTTAACAACCTGTGTCTCGTATGGGTTTGTGTACTGTGCTAAGTTTGCTTGAGTAGGCGCACCAATAGGCATAGGCCGATAACCAAGCTCTGAGCCCGTTGTCATGCCTGCCTGTTGAATGCCTTGTGCTGCTGCCTGGTTGACGTTAAAACCACCGCCTTGTGCGTTGCCTGCCATAATCTTATCCTTTATAAACCGAAGCCGAAGCCGCTTTTAGCATTACCTTTGCCCAATGAGCTAGATGAACTACCACCACCACCGCTGTAACCCTGATTGCTGTTATCGTTGCCACCGCCATATCCACCGCCACTATTGCGTTGAACGGCTGCTGCTCTGGCTGCTGCGGCTTTTTCTTGAGCTAGTAGTGCTGCCCTTGTGTTAGCCTGCGCTATTGCTGCCTGTCTATTTGATTCAATTTGCCGATCTCTTTCTTGCTGTAGGCGAATAGCGCGGTCACGTTCAACTTGATCGTTTGCAATTCTGTCTGCTTGTTTTTGTGCTTCAATCATTTGCTGTTGAACAATGGCTTCTTGTATTGCGGCTTGTTGAGCTTTCTGCTGTTGTGCATTAATTTGATCTTGCATTGCCCTGGCTTGCTGTAATCCTGGGTCCACTTGCCCTTGTCCATAATCCAACAATCCACCAAACTCATCTGCACCTCTCATGTAGGGTGATGTTTCCATTAGCCCAGACATCGTGGCTGGCGTTGATTGAATACCTCCGAATTCATTAGCATCATAAGGTGTGCCACTATCGAATCCATATTGATACGGACCTAGTCCGTCAGTTCTAGTATTAGGCCTAGTCCGGTCCATTGTGTTGATGTCAGTCACGGGTACACCATGCGAATTAAACATGGGTTCTCCAGTGGCGCGCTCATAAAGAGAGCCTATTAATCCACCGCCTATGTAATTTTGAACAATGTTACCAAACGCATCAACACTGCTTTGAAGCTGGTTGCCAGAGTTGGGCGGTATCGAATTAGCCAGGCCACGATCCACTTGTCCATCACCATAACCCACGGTGTAGTAATTCCCATCGTCACCACTAAAGGTCTCACCGCCCGTCATGTCACCACTAAAATTCTGACGATAGATAGAGTCATAAGAGTCAGGAATTGCATTACCGCCACCGCCACCGCCTCCACCGCCATTTCCATTTCCACCGCCACCAATGTTTATATTACTGACCGTGGGCGTGTATGAAGTGCGTTGACTTGAAGATCCTGAGAACGGGTCCATGAATTGCGCGTTTAAAGCGTTGTACTGGGCAGGCGCGTTGTCGTATAACTCGTCCAGTGCCTGATTGTAAAGTGGCGCGCTGGAATAACCCTGCACCCCTCCGGCAAACGTCTGTTGTTGTGGCAGGCCAGACATGGCGTTAAAGCCCTGTGGTGCTAGGCCAAACGCACTAGCGGCATTACCTGTGGACTGCATTGACTGTTGCTGCATAGGCGAAAACGCAGCCACATCCGCACCGTAATATGGAACATAGCCAATATCACTAACGCCCCTGGCTTTATTAATGTTCTCAATGGCAGCACTTTCTAGCCACGCTGGAATTTCAGTGCTATTTGTTGTTGATCCACCCTTAGACATATTCTAAAACCTCTTCTCTAATACGACTAGCTGAGACTTCCAGCCTATATCTGCTAATGCTTTTGACCAGCCCTTTCGACCGGACATCGTTAAACTTTCACAATCTTGCGCCTTTGCCCAACTTATTAAATCAGGCTGCATTCCTTTAATTTCTTCTAGGTTTCCACCACCTAAAAAAACGTGTAAAACTTTCTTCTGAGGGTACTTTGTAATCTCTGTAACCAAGCAAGAATTAGCCGCAGGCCATAGCTGTGATTTGCCCTCAATTATACCATTTTTAACGTCTTCAAAGGTGTGTGTTCCACCCGAATATTCCAGCGCATCTTCTATCCAATGCTTGCATCTTTCTAGCTCATTCATCCTACTATCCAGGCACTAGCGTTTCTAAATACAGGTATAACCACAGAACCGCCTCCACTTACTGCAGAGCCAAAACTAGGTGAGGCCGCATCAGTCACATAAGCTCGTTGACCTACAACCCCTGTGGGCAATGCTGACACTGTATAGCCACGCGCAATCTGTACAGGAACATACGCGCCATCAACAGATATAACAGGGTATTCTCCCGTCTGGTTCCAGAGCAATACACCATCTTCGGCTGCTGACTCGCCTGCCCCACGATGACGTAAAGCACTGCGTGTTGTAGCCAACCAAACCGATGTTCTTTGCGCCCACTGTAGCCAGTTAAGGTTAATAAGCTTTGGCGGCTGATCTAGTATACTCATCGCCTACCACCCTGGATGACTTCTAATCTATTAATGCCAACACGCCAATCATCATAATTAACGCCTTCTACGCGCATCCTGACCTGTCTACCTGTAAATCTTAGACTAACGGGATTTGACATGCTGAATGGGCCAAACGAACTTTCAACATCGTTAGGATAAAATCTAGTTTTAAAGAGGGCTTTAACGTCACCTTGGCTCTTTTCATCAGGTATCATTTGGGTCACAGACATCACGTTATCGCCATTGCCCATCACTATCGGCCCTGACTCGGCAAATGGCTTCACCCCATCGTAGTTAAATCCAATTTCATGTTCGTATAATTTCTTGTCGGTTGCAGAGGCAATAATGGGCTGACGATATACGCCTGCGTCTACACCAGAAGTTCTCGCTAAAACGCCTATAGCCCAAGTGTTGTCATTATAATTATAAACAACATAGCGGTTATTTTCGTTGCTGCTGCCAGAGGGATAGAACCACCAAATCTCACCAAAGTTGGCATTAGATACTGCGGCTACTTTACTGATCTGACTTTGGTTAATATCAGAAAATACATAATCAGCAACTTCACAATTAACTTCGCTAACCGCACCACCACTGTAGGTATAAAATGAGCGACTACCCATCCATATTGCACCCTTGTCTACCACAGCGACAGCCTGAGTAGATACAATTCCACACGATGTACCAATACGCTCAATGCCAAAAACGTAGGGTGGGCCAGAGTAAGTGGCTACATGAGCGTCTGTATCGGTTAGGATTAATGCTTGGTTCTGAACCCTAACACCGCACTGAATACGGCCTGTAGTTTGTAGTTCTAGGCTACCAGCCTCATTAGTGGCTGCTGGGGTCCATACTGTGTTGTTTTCCCTATCAGACCATTGCACAAGGCGAGGATTGCCGCCAGCACCTAAACACATTAAGAACCTTTCTTCTGTCACTAAAATAGAGCGATTGTTAACGGGTGCATTGGCTACCACTGCTGCCTTTGTTGACGGGTTCAGTTGCCACTGATAAACTTTTCCATCTTTGCTTGAACAGGCCACTAAAAACTGACCAAATGAATCCATTGACCAGGTAGTTGCTGGCGTAATAGTTACAGATTCTTGTCGCGGTGTACCGTAATATTCACGCCCGTAAAATGCTGTACCAAATCCCACAGGGTTAAGCGCGTTTTCACTTCCAGCCGTTAGGCCAACTGGTGTAATGTCATACCGGACGCCTGCGGCATTGTAAGCGTATAGTTTGTTGTAACTACCAGCAGCAATCCAACGATCAGAGTTATTAGCGATCCACGATTTCATGCCACGCACTTGACCATCACTAGCCGTATCGCTTCGAGTACGCCAGCCGCCTATAGGCCGTAAGGTGTTATCAAACCAGCGCACCAGGTTAGAATCACGCCACCGACCCTGGGACTGTAAGTCAGTGCCGTTGCGATAAACACCTGCCGGTAGGTCTAACGGAATTAACGCCATTATTTTTTAACCTTTTTCTTAACTGGTTTTGCTGTCTTAGCTGCCTGCTTAAACGCATCATCTGTGGGCCTACCCTTCATGCCTGCTTTCTTCATGGTTTCGCCAGAGCCAGCTTTAATGCGTTTCTTTTTGGCTGCAATGTTTCCATAAAGACTCATGCCGCAGCTACTATACTGACAAATGCTGGGTCTGCTTCTTCAAGACTAGGCCAGCCATGTGTTACATTATCTACATCACGATCATGTGTCTCAGTCTCAGGCCCGTAAGTCTCAACACCCTCATCTGAGGTATGCTTAATCTTACGAGTCTCAACCATTGGTGTGTTTTGATAAACAATCACTGCCGCTAGATCAGACAAGGCAGCTATGGCAGTCTCTTTAGAATCCATCTCTGTGTAGATAGCAGTGGCGTGAGTGGCTACGTCTGCTGGTACGCTAGTGCCACCCTTTGCTGCCCGTGACCAGTACCAATCGACTTGGCTTTGTAGTGAACCAGCGATGGATTTAACACTGCCTAGCATTGTAGCCTTTAGTACATCCACATCTTTGTTAATGGCTGCGTATGTGCCTACTACCTCACCATCAACCTCAGTGCGAGTTAATGCGCCTTGATTGTAATACCTTGGGTCAAGTCTAGTCTCGCTATAAGGCATCACGCCAATAGCTGCTAGTTCGGCTTTACTCCAAAGAGCAAAGATGTTGCGTGGGTATTGAATAGAATCAATGGTCAAGCCACGGGGCTTATTGACTACGAATCCTGTTTCTACGTTTCCTACAAACCACATAAGTTTCTCCTCTTATCTTGCGTTTGAATGTTTAAATGGATTTTCTGCGAATGCTAGGTAGATGTATGTTCCACCAGATGCGTTTCTCTCAGCGTGTGATGTCCTCAATTTAAAACCATTAGATATAAAATCAACACTTGAGTTTGCGTTATTATCCTCTGCGTTAGATTGGTCAGCGTTTAATAATTTAGTTTTAACATTGTTAGGCTCTCTAGCGATGTCATGTATTTCCCAATGAGAGCCTGAATCAGTCCGCTTAATCATAACGAAATTGGGAAAAAAACCACAATGCACCATAGGCCCATTAGCATTTCCGTTCCCAACGTATTTGCCGACCTTTAAGTAGCCGTCAACATCATGGAAACAATAGGAAATATAATCCCTACCAGATACACCAACAAAGCCTTGATCGCCTTGTGTAAACACTGAGGCAGTAGGCGCAGTGTTATTCATAAATCCTTGCCCACCATCCTGTGCACTTGTCGTGTTTAAAAACAAAGCAAGGTTGCCGTTACCTGTACCCATACTTGCATGATAAACAACCCAGTTAACCGCAGTATCTCGGTCTTTTCGGATTATCATTGTGGGCGCAGATGCCAAACCATGACCTATGGTAGCTGCTATTGCACCCGTACCCGTATAACTAACAATACTAAACCCAGCATCCACGTTAGCAGACACTTGTGAAGTGATTGTGCCGTTGCTGTTGGATGACGCGCTTCCGCCAGCTTTCCAGTTCCATGCTACGTGTGCTTCTCCATTAGCATTTAAACCTGCATTACTTCCTAATGTAAAACCATTTGTATCAAATGAATTTAGACAATTACTTTCTGTATTTTCAGCAGCATTTTGGTTTGAAATTAATCTTTGATTAGTTCCACGAAGAATATCAAAAAGATGATGATTATCTGTGCCCCCTCTGTCTTTACCCCATACAAGGTCAGGTTTAAAACCTACTGAAATTGCATTGGTACCACCATTACCCGTATAAATCACAGTATTAAAATGCTCACTCGGAATAACATCAACCGATGGTAGTGATTTTGTGCATAGCGATAAAAAGCCAGACGGGGGCTGGTAGTAGAAGTCACCAATGCCGTTAGAGTCTTGGTTGCCTTGTGGGGTTTTGTTGCCAGCGAATGAGGAGTCTTGTCCGCAGTTTAACACCCCAATAGTAGATGGTGTTGAACCTAAAGGCATGGTAAATGGGGTTAACTCATGACCTGTTGCAAGTTGAAATAAATAGTTTGAGGCAGATAAAGCGTTAGACCCGTCAAACGAGCCATTAGCCTTTAACCATGAATTATTTTGCGACATCCAAACCTTGCCAGTAGCAGAATCAGAAGCAAAAGCAATTATGTCGCCAGCCGCAATTTGGTTTGGCAGAGTCACAGTAGCTATAGTGCTACCATTCTGTCTTGCTGTAATACTGCGCCCATTAGCATTAGCATACGTCCACACTACAGCACCACCACCAGCCGCATTTTCCATGTTACTGGCGTTATTGATGTTTAACCCTATGGATGCTAAACCCATATGATGTACATTAGTATTTGATACAAGAGTAGGATTGTAAACTTCAAAGTAAATTTTACCATCGGATTGAGAAGCTATTGTGCCTCTGCATCGTGCAGTATTTAGCTGAAATTTTAGATTACCTTCTGATAATACAGGTGTTCCAAAACTGTCTAAAGGATTAAACGTACAAAAGTTATTCGTAGGACTATCCAACATCACATCAGATTCAGTCAATCCACCTTCGCTAGTCCAATCGTTGTTATTACCGCTTTGGTCTAGCCAGTAGGCGTATTCGCGGGTGTCTGCAAATGCTGCGTAGATGTATTCTCTGCCCCCATTGTTTAAAGCATTTACAGTGGATTTAATTTGAAACCCTGTAGCATTAAAATCAATAGCTCCATACTGAGCCTCTACCTGTGAAGTATCTGGAAAAAGTGCCGCAGTATTTGGATTGCTAGGGTCGCGGGTGTTATCGTACATTATCCAGTTATTAGCAGCCTCAGTATCTTTAATAATTACAAATGCTGGAGAAAAACCTAGCGTCACTGCTGGGCCTGTAGCACTATTATTAGCAGTGTATGAACCAAACTTGCTGTAGCCTGCAATATCTGAAAAACAATACGCAACATAAGTGCCGCTAGAGCCGTTAACATCGTTGCTTTGACCCACACTAAATACAGACGAGGTTGGCTGTACGACTGAAGTGTTATTGCCAAAACGATCATCAGCATTTCCAGTTTCTGCTGCAAAAGTTTCATTCAGATAAATATAAGCGTTAGAAGTTGAAGTATGAAAGACGCACCAGCGTTCTGCCGCATTTCGTTTTTTCACAATTATTAATTTAGGCACAGCACCCAAGCCATGTCCAATTGTGCCGCTTGAGCCATTCGCTGAATACGTTACTATAGATTGCCCATAGGTGGTGTTGGCCCTTACGCTAGAGTTTATAGTACCGCTAGTATTGGATGCGGTTGTGCCTCCCATGTCCCATGTCCATGCTACAATGTCACTGCCATTAGCATTAAAAGCTGTATAGTTTCCATCCGCACCGACAGTGAAGCCGTCAGTATCAAAAGCAGTTAAAGTGTTTCCTGCACTTTCAGCATACTCT